TCGCTTATAAAGAGTTACTCCCAGCTGATGGACCAGTAAGAACACAAATTTTAGGAATACAAACTCCAGAAAAAGTTCAACAATCAACTCGTGTAAAAGATTTCATGAATTATCAAATCATGGATCAGATGAAAGAATACGAGCCAGAGTTTGATTCTATGTTATTCCATCTACCACTTGCAGGTTCTACTTTTAAAAAAGTTTATTTTGATGAAGTAGAAGGTAGAGCAGTTTCTAAATTTGTACCTGCAGATGATTTGGTTGTTCCGTACACGGCTACCTCATTAGACGATGCGGAGGCAATCATTCACAAAGTAAAAGTTTCTGAAAACGATTTAAGAAAACAACAAGTTGCAGGTTTCTATAGAGATATAGATTTAGCTCCACCACAAGATACAGAAACTGATGTTGAGAAAAAAGAAAGAGAATTAGAAGGTGTAAAAAAATCTAAGAACGAAGATGTTTATACTTTACTAGAATGTCATGTAGATTTAGATTTAGAAGGTTTTGAAGATGTAAATCCAGAAACAAATGAGCCATCAGGAATTAAACTTCCATACATTGTAACATTGGAAGAAGGATCAAGAGAAATATTATCTATTAGAAGAAACTACGAAGCAGGTGATCCTCAAAGAAAAAAAATACAATATTTTGTACATTTCAAATTTTTACCAGGTTTAGGTTTCTATGGTTTCGGTCTAATCCACATGATAGGTGGACTGTCAAGAACAGCGACCGCAGCTTTAAGACAGCTCTTAGATGCGGGAACGTTATCTAATCTGCCAGCTGGATTCAAGATGCGTGGAATCAGAATTAGAGATGACGCACAATCTATTCAACCAGGTGAGTTTAGAGATGTAGATGCACCAGGTGGTAATTTAAGAGATTCATTCATGATGCTCCCATTTAAAGAACCATCACAAACATTATTGGCATTGATGGGTGTGGTGGTTCAGGCTGGGCAAAGATTTGCATCAATAGCTGACATGCAAGTTGGTGATGGTAATCAACAAGCTGCAGTTGGAACTACAGTTGCATTATTAGAGCGTGGTTCAAGAACTATGTCTGCTATACACAAAAGAATTTACTCAGCTCTTAAAAATGAATTTCAATTATTAGCTAGAGTATTCAAGTTATATCTGCCACAAGAATATCCATACGATGTAGTTGGGGGTCAAAGAATGATAAAACAATCTGACTTTGATGATAGAGTAGATATATTGCCAGTTGCTGACCCCAACATTTTCTCTCAAACACAGCGTATCTCTCTCGCGCAAACGGAACTGCAGCTGGCACAATCTAATCCACAGATGCATAATCTGTATCAAGCCTATAGAAATATGTATGAAGCTTTAGGTGTAAAAAATATTGACTCAGTATTAATTAAACCAATGCCACCACAACCAAAAGATCCGGCGTTAGAACATATTGATGCATTAGGTGGTAAACCTTTTCAAGCTTTTCCAGGACAAGACCATAGATCACATATTACAGCTCACTTAAACTTTATGGGAACTAACATGGCAAGAAATAATCCAATGGTTATGGCAAGTTTGGAGAAAAATATTTTTGAACACATAAGTTTAATGGCTCAAGAACAAATTGAATTAGAGTTTAGAGATGAATTAATGCAACTACAACAGATGCAAATGATGATGCAACAGAATCCACAGATGGCTCAACAGATGCAAATGCAAGTAATGCAGATTCAACAAAGAATTGAAGCAAGAAAAGCTCAGTTAGTTGCTGAAATGATGGAAGAATTTATGGAAGAAGAGAAGAAAATTACTTCACAATTTGATAATGACCCTATTGCTAAACTAAGAGCAAGAGAATTAGACCTAAGAGCACAAGAAAATGCAAGAAAAGAACGTGAAGGTAGGGAAAGAATGGATCTTGACAAGTTAAGAGCAATGATGAACCAACAAAATCAAGATGAAAAACTTGAACAGAACGAAGAATTAGCTAAACTAAGAGCTGATACATCAATTCAGAAGACAATTTTAGGAAAAACTCTTCCAAATTCTGATCAAATGATGCCAAATATTCAAATTATGAGAAAAGGAGATTAATATGGCATGGTTTAGTCTTGCAAAAGTAGCTTTACAAGCAGGAACACACATTTTTAAGAAAAGACAAGAAACAAAAATGGCAATGGCGGATGCACAACACATGCATGCAGCTAAAATGGCTCGTGGAGAAAGCGAATACCAGGGAAAATTACTAGAAGCAAGACAATCGGACTGGAAAGATGAGTTCGTTTTGATTGTGCTTACGTTGCCCATATTGGTGATCGCGTGGGGAGTCTTCTCAGACGATCCGGGTGCGGCTGCAAAGATAAAAGAGTTCTTTGAACAGTTCCAACAGCTTCCTTCATGGTTCACAAATTTGTGGATTCTTGTAGTTGCGTCGATATATGGTATAAAAGGAACACAAATCTTTAAAAACGGAGGAAAAAAATAATGTTAAAAAAAGTGGATAAGAAAAAAAATCCAGGTTTAGCAAAGTTACCCACTAAAGTTAGAAACAAAATGGGCTATATGGCTAAAGGTGGAAGAGTAATGAAAAAAGATGGTGGCTGTGCTCAAATCAAAGGATTTGGTAAGGCAAGGAGACCTAAAAAATAATGGCTAAACTTTGTGCTAAAGGTAAAGCTGCAGCTAAAAGAAAATTTAAAGTATATCCGTCTGCATATGCAAATATGTACGGTTCAGCTGTTTGTTCAGGTAAAATAAAACCAGGTGGTAAAAAGAAAAAGAAAAAATGAGTTTACGTAAATGGGTATCAGAGAAATGGGTAGACATAGGAGCACCGAAGAAAAACGGGAAATATCAACCGTGTGGGAGATCGAAGGGAAGCAAGAGGAAGTATCCAAAATGCGTCCCACTTGCAAAAGCCACACAGATGACAAAAGGAGAAAAGGCATCTGCTGTCAGACGAAAAAGAGCTGCAGGTAATACTGGACCTAAACCAACTAATGTTAAAACATTTACAAGAAAAAAAGCTGCTGATGGTGGTTACATGGGAAGCTTTATAAAATTAGATATTGATGGTAAAACAGTTGGTAATCCAAGTTATAAAAAATATTACAAAGGAATGATTTAATGAATCTACATAGAGATTTACAAAAACAGAAAAAAGAAAAAGCTTTAAAAGAATCTGCTATTGCACAACTTAGAAAAAGAAGTAAAGAGTCAATTGCAAGACCAAGAGCAGAAAAAAATATTTTATCTAACAACCCACAATTACAAAAAATATAATGTCTATTAGAAGAACTACAAAAGGCCCAAACGCTAATTATAGACCAACAAAATCTGGAGCTGGAATGACAGCAAAAGGTGTAAGAGCTTACAGACGTGCAAACCCTGGAAGCAAATTAAAAACAGCCGTGACAGGAAAAGTGAAGCCTGGATCAAAAGCTGCTAATCGTAGGAAATCATACTGCGCTAGATCACTAGGACAATTAAAAAGGTCATCAGCAAAAACTCGTAACGATCCAAATTCTCGTATCCGTCAGGCGCGTAGAAGATGGAAATGCTAGACAGAATAATTTATAAATTTTGTAGCTTGTTAGATGACTCTCTATCTTTTGTAGAGAGATACTCAGTTAAGTTAACTTCATGGTTATGGAGTCAAAGAGTTTTATTATTAAGAAAGAAAAGGAGAAAAAAATGAAAGACGCTATATTAAAAGCATTAGAAGATAGATACAATGCACAGATATCAGAAGCTGATGCTACAATAAATATTTATCTTAAAAATTCTGTAGGTATTGGTGAGCATCCTCAGCACATAGATGAGGTTGATAAACAAATAACTAAAATATCTGAAGCTGAAGAAAAATTAAAAATATTACAGGAATTTAAAATATAATGTTAGGTGAAGAAGTAATTGTAATTACTAAATTACAAAAATATTTAAAAGATAATTATCAATCCATTGGAGAAAATATGATGTCCGGTGGTGTTGACAATATGGAAAAATATAAGTATATGTTGGGCAAAGCGCATGCTTATGCGACAATATTACAGGAAATCTCTAACCTGCTAAAACCAAAGGAGCAAATAAATGAAGATGAAAGAGACAACACAAACGTCATCAAATTCGGAAGTCCCGAAGATTAAATCAGCCTTATTAGATAAATACGAAGACGACCATAAAAAAGAAGTCGAAGGCTACGAACGTTTAAAAACAAAAGAATCTGAAAAATTACCAAAACCAACCGGATGGAGAATGGTAGTTTTACCATTTAAAATGCCTGAGAAAACAAAAGGTGGTTTATATATTGGTCAAGATACTTTAGAGCGACAACAAGTTGCATCAACATGTGGATTAGTTCTAGCACAAGGTCCACACTGTTATGATAAAGAAAAATTTCCTGAAGGTCCTTGGTGCAAGAAAGGCGATTGGGTAGTCTTTGCACGTTATGCAGGATCCAGGATACAAATCGATGGTGGTGAGGTGAGAATTCTCAATGATGATGAAATACTTGCTACAATCGAAAACCCAGAAGATATATTTCATCAATACTAAACATAGAGGAGTAAAACTATGCAAGAAGAAAACAAAACAGTTGATATTGATACCTCTGGTCCAGCGGTAGATGTAGAACTGCCTGAAGAAAAAAGAGAAGAAGAGGTTGTTGAACAACCAGAAACTTCCGAACAACCTTCTGAAGATAAAACGTTTGAAAACGAACGTGAAACTAAGTTAGAAGAAAAATCAGAAGATAAACAAGAAGATAAAGATAAAGAGAAAGAGAAAGAATTAGAAAAGTATTCTGAAGGAGTACAAAGAAGAATAGCTAAATTAACTCATAAATGGAGAGAAGCTGAGAGACAAAAAGACGAAGCTTTAACTTATGCTGAGAAAATGATTCTTGCTAAGAAACAAGCTGAAGAAAAAATCTCGAAGCTTGAACCTGGATACTTACAATCAACACAAGATAGTATTACATCAGGTATTCAAGCAGCACAGGCTAAACTTGCAGCAGCTAGAGAAGCAAATGATTTAAAAGCTGAAGCAGAAGCACTGACTACAATATCTGAATTGGGTTATAAAAAAGCTAAACTTGAGGAAACTAAAGTTGCTCAAGAAGAATATAATAAAAATCAGGAAACAAAACCTGAAATTAACTTAAAAAGACAGCAGCCTCAAGCTGCTCCTGATCCTAAAGCAGAAAATTGGGCAGCCAAGAATGCATGGTTTGGTCAAGATACAGCTATGACCTACACTGCTTTTGATTTACATAAAAAGTTAACTGAACAAGAAGGTTTTGATCCATCAAGTGATGAATATTATGCTGAGATTGATAAAAGAATAAGACTTGAATTTCCGCATAAATTTGATACAAAGGATTCTACGGAAACGATTAGGCCGGTACAGACAGTTGCATCTGCAAAAAGAAGTACGAAAACTGGTCGCAAAACTGTAAGACTCACACCTTCACAGGTAGCAATCGCTAAAAAATTAGGTGTGCCACTTGAAGAATATGCGAAACAATTAAATATCACGAAGGAGGTATAAGCATATGAGTAATGAAAATGAAAAAAGAACTTCCCGTGCGAGTCAAACTAGAGAAAAAACAGCTCAGAAAAAAGTTTGGTCTCCACCATCATCTTTAGATGCACCACCTGCGCCAACAGGTTTCAGACATAGATGGGTAAGAGCTGAGAGTCTAGGTTTCAATGACACTAAGAATGTCTCTGGAAGAATTAGACAAGGTTATGAGTTAGTAAGAGCTGACGAATATCCTGATTCAGATTATCCCGTGGTTGAAGATGGCAAATATGCAGGAGTGATCGGAGTTGGTGGCCTTGTGCTGACAAGGGTACCTGAAGAGATCGCAAAGCAAAGACAAGATTACTATGCTCAACAAGGCATGGAACAAGTCCAAGCGCTCGACAACGATCTTATGAAGGAACAGCACCAGAGTATGCCAATCAATATTGATAGGCAGTCTCGTGTAACCTTCGGTGGCTCAAAGAAGTCTTAAAAAGAATTCTTAAACCATCAAAGGATAAATCAATAATGTCTAAAGGAGGACACAACTATGGCAAATAAAGACGCCGCTTTCGGTTTGAAAGCAATTGGAAAAGTTGGTCAGAATAGAGACAACCAAGGTTTATCCGAGTACAGCATTGCAGCTTCTGCAACAGCTATTTACCAATGGGATCCAGTAAAAATGTTAGCTACTGGTACAATTGGTGTGGCAGCAGCAGGTGATGTTTTATTAGGAGCAATGAATGGTGTATTCTATACTGACGCTTCGACAAGCAAACCAACATGGGCGAATCACTTAGAGGCTTCAAATACTGCGACTGACATCGTCGGTTTCGTAGCAGATGATCCATATGAGAGATTCGAAGTACAATCAGACAACACAGGTGCTTCTGCACAAACTGATATTGGTAATGTAGCTGATATCGTATATGCAGCAGGAAGCTCGCCTAACTACGTTTCAAAAGTTGAGTTAGATGATTCAGACTTAGCAACTTCTGATGGCCAATTAAAGGTTATCGGTGTTTCTAAAGACCCTGAAAACAATGACTTAGGTTCTGCAAACGTAAACTGGGTTGTTACAATTAACGAACACTTCTTGAAACAAGAAGCAGGCGTATAATATAAGGAGTATATAATTATGGCGATAAGTAGAGGACAACTAGTTAAAGAACTAGAGCCAGGTTTGAATGCCTTATTCGGCCTGGAATATAAACAGTACGAGAATCAGCATGCTGAGATCTACACTACTGAATCTTCTGACAGAGCGTTTGAAGAAGAAGTAATGTTATCAGGATTTGCTCAAGCTCAAGTTAAAGCTGAGGGTTCTGGAGTGACTTTTGACAATGCTCAAGAGACTTACACTGCTAGATACACTCACGAGACAGTGGCTTTAGCATTCTCGATTACTGAAGAAGCTATTGAAGATAATCTGTATGACAGATTAGCATCTAGATA